AGGGTATGATATCCGACGCGGCGTAGGCGCATATGCCCCGTATACTAGGAGAGCCTGATGGCTAATGGTGACGATAAATCACAGCTTTCTTCTTTGATGGACAGTACGGCGATGATGCCGGAAGTTACCGAAGAAGATATGGAATTGGACATTGAGGTGGCCGCACCGGGCACTTTTGTAGGTTCTGTCAATGAAATTTTGCCGGAAGGCATAGAAATTGAGGAGGACGAAGATGGTGGCGTCACTGTGGACTTTGATCCGATGGCCATGCTTGGTGGTTCTGACGGTGATTTCTATGGCAACTTGGCAGAGGAGTTGGACGATAGAGCGTTGGGCCAACTTTCTTCAGAGCTTTTAGGGGATTTTGAGGCTAATAAATCTTCTCGTTCTGAGTGGGAAGACGCGTATTCAAAGGGTTTAGAGCTTCTTGGTTATAGTTACGAGGAGCGCACGATGCCGTTTCGGGGTGCGACGGGTGTAACGCACCCGTTGTTGGCGGAAGCGGCCACACAGTTTCAGGCGCAGGCATTTAACGAGCTATTGCCTCCTGCGGGTCCGGTCAGGACGCATGTTGTTGGTGAGAAAACCAAGGACAGTGAGGCGCAGGCGCACCGTGTTAAGGATTTTATGAACTACTACATCACGAACGTGATGGAGGAGTACACGCCTGAATTTGATCAGATGTTGTTTTATTTGCCTTTGGCGGGGTCAACTTTTAAGAAAGTTTACTATGACGAGGCGATTGACCGGGCGGTAAGCAAGTTTGTCCCAGCAGAGGACATTGTGGTGCCGTATGGCGCTAGTGATCTTGATTCCTGCGAGAACATTACGCAGGTAGTGAAGATGTCAATGAATGACCTGCGTATTCGTCAGGTCATGGGGTTCTATAGAGACATTCCTGTTATTCCATCTCAGTCTAGTGACGATGAAGTCACGGACACGATGAACAAGTTGGATGGGGTAGAGCCTAGCAACATTGATTATGACTGCACGTTGTTGGAGTGCCACGTCAATCTTGATCTGCCCGGCTTTGAAGACATGGGGGAAGATGGTGAACCAACAGGAATTAAAGTTCCTTACGTTGTTACGATTAGTGAGGATAGCGGACAAGTACTTGCCATTAGACGAAATTATCGCGAGGAGGATGAAAGACGACGAAAAATCCAGTATTTCGTCCATTATAAGTTCCTTCCGGGATTCGGATTTTATGGCCTCGGGCTTATCCACACTATTGGCGGCCTGTCCCGAACAGCTACGGCGGCTCTTCGCCAGCTTATTGATGCTGGCACTCTTTCTAATCTCCCTGCTGGCTTCAAGGCTCGCGGACTTAGGGTACGAAATGACGAAGAACCCCTTCAGCCGGGAGAGTTCCGCGACGTAGACGCTCCGGGTGGCGCGATCCGTGATTCGTTGATGCCGTTGCCTTTCAAGGGTCCTGACGGCACGTTGTTCCAGCTTTTGGGCTTTGTGGTTGAGGCGGGCCGTCGGTTCGCGACGATTACGGACATGAAGGTGGGCGACGGTAATCAGCAGGCGGCTGTTGGTACGACGGTAGCGTTATTGGAGCAGGGTTCACGGGTCATGAGTGCGGTGCATAAGCGCCTGCACTACAGCATGAAGCAGGAGTTTAAGCTTCTGGCACGGGTGATGTCGGAGTATCTGCCGCAGGAGTATCCGTATGCCGTAGAGGGCGGTGATCGGACGATCATGCGTCAGGACTTTGACGACCGTGTAGATGTGGTTCCGGTGTCGAATCCGAACTCGTTTTCGCAGGCACAGCGCATTTCTTTGGCGCAGTCTCAGTTACAGATGGCGATGCAGGCCCCGCAGATTCACGATCTGCATGAGGCGTACCGTCGCATGTATGAGGCGCTTGGGGTCAGTGACATTGACAAGATCCTGATTGCGCCTTCTTCGGCTGATCCTATTCCGAAAGATCCGGCGCAGGAGAACATTGACGCGATTGACAGCGTACAATTGAAGGCGTTTGAGGGTCAGGACCATGACGCGCATATCTTGGCGCATTTGACCTTTGGCACGTCGCCCATGTTGCAAGCCTTGCCGCAGTCGGCCATTGCGCTTCAGAAGCACATTATTGAGCATGTGAAGCTCAAGTGTCAGGAGATGGCGACGGCGCAGTTGTTGCAACAGACGGGTGGTCAGGCATTGACGCCAGATCTGGAGCTTCAGTTGGAGTCTATGGTTGCCCAGATGAACGCGCAAGAGTTTGGCAATCTGAAACAGCTTACGGCACAGATAACGGGTCAGGGCCAAGGGCCTGATCCTCTGGTACAATTGAAGCAACAGGAGCTTCAGTTGGATGCTCAGAAGCAACAAGCTGATATGCAGATGGATCAGGCGGAATTGCAGTTGGATCAACAGCGTATGGCTAACAAGCAGACTGAGTTCCAGCAACGGTTGGCTAGTCAGGAACGCCAGACGCAAGCTAGAATTGATGCGGCTCTTCAAAGAGAGCTACTAAAGATGAGGAACAATTAAATGAGAGTCAAAGTAAACGGCGCTCCACCCGCTAATCCGCCCAAGCCTGTTGCAAAGGCTGACATTCAGGGTCAGGGTTCCATTCCTTATGCTGTGGCGAAGGCAGAGAAGACGCCTGACACGGCGATGGGCAAGTCTACAACGGGCAAGAAACGTGGCATGGGTGCCGCGCTTCGCGGCTCACGGTTCACTAGCTGTTAATAGCTAAGGGATTTTCCAATGGCAGTTGACACAGAGACAGTTCAAGGTTTTTACCAACAATATTTGGGCAGAAGGGGGGCTGATGAAAACGTTCAGAATTGGGCCAACTCGGGCCTGTCTGTGGCAGAGATTGAGACAGGTATTGCCAACTCCGAAGAAGCCCAAGCTCGCGCCCAAAGTCAGCAAGCGGGGGCTACCACCGGTGTTTCTAGAGAGCGTTTAGACCAGCTTTATAACGAGCTATTTGGCCGCACCGAAGGTGCAGAAGACGCCGGTGCTGAGTATTGGATGGCATCTGGCCTTACTGGCGAAAAGCTTCGCGATGCTTTGATTGCGGGCGCACAAGGTACAGATTTAACAGGTTTTCAAACAGCGGAACAAACGGCGGCGGGGACGATGGCCGGAAGTCCGGAACGTCAAGCTGAAGTTATCAAAATTTATAATGAGCTTTTTGGCCGTAACCCGGCGCAAGCCGGTTTAGACTACTGGTCTGGAAGTAATCTGACGGGTGAAGCTCTCCGTGATCAAATTGCCGCGTCCGCGCAAGGGGCGGATGCCGCTAGTTTTGCTGGAAGGCAAGCCCTGCTTGCGGCAGGTCAAACTCCGTTAGGCTACGCGGGGAATGCCTTAACCACCGGCACCGGTGGTACAACCGAAACTGTCCCAGCTTATTTTCAAGACTATTTAGAGCAATACAATGCGATGCAAGAGCGTCTTGACACGCTTACTGCGTTAATTGAACAAATGCAAAGCAGTGGCGGCGGATATACCGGCGGAACCGGGGTCAGCGTTGGTCAACCCGGCGGAACGCCTACCTATCAAGATCCTAGAGTTATTAATGACGGAGGGGTTTACAGTTCTGTTGGTCCGGCGTATCAAAGCTCGCAAGATGTTGCGGCGGCGGCATATAACCCATACCGAATGCCAGTTACGGGAGTCAATTTGACGCCGGAGATGATGGACGCTTACCGTTTTCAGCAGTTTTATACTCAGGCACCATCATTGGTGCCGCGTATAGATCAAGGTGTTGGGTCGTTGAGTTATTTCGGCATTCCACCGTCACAAATCCAAGCTTCCTTGAGCGGATTCTGATGCTAGAGGCATTGATTGGTCCCGTTACGAGTTTGTTGGATAAGTTCATTCCTGATGCAGATGAGCGAGCGAGGCTCGCCCATGACATCGCAACCATGTCCGAAAAACACGCGCAGGAGCTTGCGAGAGGCCAAATTGAAATTAACAAAACTGAAGCGGCGCACAAAAGCATGTTTGTCGCAGGCTGGCGACCATTTGTTGGGTGGACTTGCGGGGTTGCTTTGGCTTGGCACTTTGTGGGTCAGCCTCTTGCTGTATTTGTCATTACTTATTCTGGTGTTGAGGCCCCTCCACTTCCTGTATTTGAAATGGAGAGCCTGCTTACAGTTCTGCTCGGAATGTTGGGCCTCGGAGGTTTACGGACGTTCGAAAAGACACGCGGGGTATCCCGAGAAAAATGATTACCCCTGATCAATTAAGCGCATGGCGTATTATCCCGCGTCTTTTGATGCTTATGATGTTGGTAATGACCTATCGCGTTGTAGAGTGGTTTATGTTGCTACCTGACCCTAGCTTGGAGCAAGCGGGGCTTGTATCGGTCATGACCGGCGCTTTAACCGGTGCTTTTGGTTTGTTTTTAGGGTCGGGCAAAAAAGAGTGACATATCAATACTTTTCTAAGGAAGAGTTTGCTTGTTCAGAAACCGGAGAAAACAATATTTCTCATGAGTTTCTGCTAGAGCTAGACAAGCTTCGTGATGCTTGTGGCTTTCCTTTCTATATTACCTCGGGGTATCGCTCCCCTGATCACAGCCTTGAACGTGTAAAAGTCAAGCCCGGAACTCATGCAGAAGGGATAGCGGCGGACATCTACGTTGAAAACGGCATTGAGCGGCGAAAAATTGTAGAAGAGGCAATAAAACTGGGTTTTGGTGGAATCGGAGTGGCAAAAACGTTTGTTCACGTCGATATTCGCTCTACCGGCCCCGTAATGTGGACATATTAGTTGCTCCTTTAAGAATGGCGTGTTATATAGATACGACATTCTAAGATGGAGCGCATGTGGATTCTTTATATTTAGCTCAATTTATTCAAAGAGCCGTAAAAGATCGCCGCACTCAAATTTTAGAGTTGTTAGAAAACAACCACGTCAAGTCGATGGAGCAGTATCAAAACTTGATGGGTGAAATATCGGCTTTGAATTTTATTGCACAGGAACTCTCGGGCCTGCTAGAAAAACAGGAGCAACTAAATGACTGATCTAGCTGAAAAAATAGACCTTGACGCGGCGGCGGAAGGGGTCAAATCTCTTTACAAAGCACCTCAACCTAAAGTCTTAGATCCGGAGGCCATGGATAAAAGCCTTCTGGAGCGTATGCCACAGCCGACTGGCTGGAGAATGCTAATTCTTCCTTATCGCGGCAAAGAAACTACGGAAGGGGGCATATATATCCCCAACAAGGTTTTGGACGATACGCAGATCCAGACCGTTGTGGGGTATGTGGTTAAGCAGGGTCCGCTTTGTTACAAGGACACAGAAAAGTTCCCAGATGGCCCATGGTGTACAGAAAAACAATGGGTTGTTTTTGCCAGATATGCGGGATCTCGGTTCCGTATCGATGGCGGGGAATGTCGCATTTTGAATGACGACGAAATCCTAGCAACAATCGATGATCCTGAAGACATTCTTAGCCTTTAAGGAGGTGTGACTATGGCCAATGCGGCAGAAGATACTCAGTATGAGTTAGACGTGGGGGATGCTGAAGAAACGGAAGTTGAGCTTGAGCAACCCGAAGAAAATGTTCCACGTGGAACAATAGTGGTTGAAGAAACTTCCGCTAAAGAAGACGCTGAAATCGAGCAATACAGCGAGTCTGTACAGAAGCGAATTAATCGCCTGACCAAGAAAATGCGGGATGCCGAGCGAGAGCGCGAGGAGGCGTTGAGATACGCTCAAAACGTGCAATCGGAGGCTGAAAAAATCCGTCAGCGCATGGAAACCTTAGATCAAGGCTTCATGAACGAATATGGTCAGCGGCTTTCGATTCAGCAACAGCAGGCAGAAGCCAATCTCAAGCGAGCAGTAGAGCTTGGTGACGCGGACGCTACGGTTGCGGCTCAGAAAGAATTGACCAATCTGACTATTGCCGCAGATGGTTATTCAAGGGCACAGCGTCAAGCAGAGGCTCGCGCGCAACAGCCACGGCAACCTATTGCACAGCAACCTGCTCCGCAGGCCGCTCCGCAACAACAGCGCCCTGATCCAAAGGCCGAGCAGTGGGCCGAGAAAAACGCTTGGTTTGGCCAAGATGAAGCCATGACGTTTGCCGCATTTGGCATACATAAAAAACTTATTGAGGATGAAGGGTTTGATCCTCAGAGCGATGACTACTATAATGAGCTTGACTCTAGAATTAAGCGGGAATTCCCGCATAAGTTTGGAGAAGAGCAATCGCCCAGCCGCAAACCCGCTCAGAATGTGGCTGGAGTGTCACGCTCCACATCATCTGGGCGCAGTAAAAGGGTCAAACTCTCCCCGACCCAAGTAGCAATTGCTAAAAAGTTGGGAGTGCCGCTTGAAGAATACGCGAAATACGTTAAGGAGTAATATTATGTCCGCAGAGAAGAAAGGCTTTGAGGGCATTAAACGCTCCTCACGTGAAACAGCGTCAAGGGAGAAACAGGGACGGCGTAAGCCTTGGTCTCCCCCGTCTATGTTAGACGCCCCGCCTGCACCAGAAGGCTTTAAACATCGTTGGATTCGGGCTGAAGTACGTGGTTTTGATGACCGCAAAAATATTTCAGCAAGATTGAGAGAGGGTTACGAGCTTGTTCGACAAGATGAGTACCCCGAGTTTGAAGCTCCGGTAATTGATTCAGGTAAATACGAGGGAGTGTTTGGCGTCGGCGGGTTGATGCTCGCACGTATTCCGCTAGAGACAGTTCAGGAACGCGCTGAGTATTTTGCTCAACGTAACGCGGACCAAATCGAAGCTGTTGAAAGCGATATGTTGCGAGAAAACGCTCATCCAACGATGGCAATCGGAAAACCCGAGCGCCAGAGTCGTGTAACTTTTGGCGGCCCCAAGAAATAGGGCCGCACAGAACGGAGAAATAAACGATGGCAAATCAAGAAACTGCCTTTGGTCTTCGTCCTGTTGGTCTTGTAGGAAGCGGTGCTAACAGTACCGGTGTTACTGAGTATGAAATTGCCAGTAACAACACTGATGTCATCTATAATGGTGAGATTGTTGTTCCTCTAGCCGCAGGCGTAATTGGCCAAGCTGGAGACACTGCGGGCGGCACTACGCAAGCCCTTGGTGTACTTGTCGGGGTTCAATACCACGATTCCGTCCAGAAGAAGCCTGTATGGCTTAACTACTGGCCCGGATCAGGTAGCGTGTCAGTAGACACTAACTACCCGGTAAAAGCTCTTGTAGCTGACAACCCCAACCAACTGTTCGTCGTAGCGGCGGACGCCACCCTCACCAACCGAGCTACTGCACTGGCTACTGTTTTTGCCAACGCTAGTCTTGGTACTTCTGCACGTAGCGGTTCTACCGATACGGGCAGGTCAAGTGCCCAGCTTAGTGTTAGCAGTGTTGCTACTACTGCAACTCTGCCACTTCGCATTGTAGGTCTGGTTGATGATGACGCGAATAACGATTACGCGTCAGCGGGGGCGCACCTGCTTGTTAGGCTGAACGCTCACTTTAACGCAGGCAGTCGTCGGTTTGATTCTCAAACCACTGCTGACTCAACTGGTATTTAAGGGGGATTTAAGTAATGGCTATTTCTCGCGCACAGTTGGCGAAGGAACTTGAGCCGGGGCTTAACGCTCTCTTTGGACTTGAGTACGACCGCTACGAAAAAGAGCACTCTGAAATCTTCGACGAAGAGTCTTCAGACCGTGCTTTTGAAGAAGAAGTAATGCTTTCAGGCTTCGGTACTGCACCGGTTAAGTCAGAAGGCGGCGCTATTTCGTTTGATGACGCGCAGGAGACTTTCACTGCACGTTACACTCACGAAACGATTGCACTGGCGTTTTCAATCACTGAAGAAGCGATTGAAGATAACCTGTATGATCGCCTTGCTTCTCGTTATACCCGTGCCCTTGCACGGTCTATGTCACAAACCAAGCAGATCAAAGCCGCTTCTATTCTGAACAACGCGTTCAGCACCAGCTTCCCTGTTGGTGACGGTGCGGCCCTGTGTTCTTCTGCCCACCCCTCTCTGTCTGGCAACCAGCGTAACCAATTGTCAACTGCGGCGGACCTCAACGAGACTTCTCTTGAGCAGATGCTGATTGACATCGCTAGTTTCACGGACGAGCGTGGTTTGAAGATCGCGGTACGTGGCATGAAGCTGATTATCCCGAAGGAACTGCAATTCATTGCAGAGCGAGTTATTAACTCTAACCTCCGTCCGGGTACGGCTGACAACGACCTTAACGCCATGAAGTCTATGGGTATGATCCCTGACGGTGCTGTGGTAAACCACTTCTTGACCGATACGGACGCGTTCTTCATTAAGACCGATGCTCCTAACGGCTTTAAGTTGTTCAACCGTAGCCCGATTAAGACTGCTATGGAAGGTGACTTCGACACTGGCAACATGCGCTTCAAGGCGCGTGAGCGTTACAGTTTCGGTGTTTCCGATTGGCGTTGCGTGTTTGGCTCTCCCGGAGCCTAATAGATCTTCGGATCTTACAAGGGCGGCATTTGCCGCCCTTTCTTTTTCCGTATAAAATACACGTATCCTGACATTCGCATGGGGCGAATGACA